ATTCAGGGATGGGTTGGAACATCGGGTGGAAAAACGTTACTCACAGGTAAAGGGGGGATATCTCCCCCTTTCGTAGGTACTACGTAGTGCGCAGCGCTACTACGTAGTGCGCAGCGCTACTACGTAGTTCGCAGAGCAAATCTAATCCATGAATACGGATTTGTATCATTGACATTTCTGTTTATAATACTAATTTTATCTATAGTATAAATTGGAACTATCCTATCCTACTCACAGGTTCACGTTAAGGATATCTCCCCTTTCGCGCGACTGCGCACCAGGTCCTGCTGGTCCTCCAGGTCCTACTGGTCCTGCTGGTCCTGCTGGTCCTCGTGGTCCTGCTGGTCCTGCTGGTCCTGGTGGTCCTGGTGGTCCTGGTGGTCCTACTGGTATAGGAACGGCTGCTGGTACAGGAACGGCTACAAGACCCCCTGAACTACTAGATTGATCGCCTTTATCACCCTTATCGCCTTTATCACCCTTATCGCCTTTATCACCCTTATCGCCTTTATCTCCTTTGTCGCCTTTAGGACCCGGTATTCCGCTACCACCCAACATTGTGACTTTTGCTAGGGCTTCTTCAAGTTTTGTGATACGTGCATTGAGTCTTTCAAACTCAACGCGTACAGGATTCCCAATATTACTGCGTGCAAAGGTTGATGTCATTTGTTCTAATACCTTTACATATATTGAGACTTCTTTTTAAACGCATTTGGTCTAAAATTGAACCATCTGAGAATATACAATCCGACAGTAGAACCATGCTTATTCCAGTACGATGCATGAATTGCGGCAAACTCATGGCGGATAAATGGGATTATTACCAACGACGGCTTCGGGAACTCAAAGGTCCCGGATATGCGGAACCGACCAGTTTCGCAGGAAAAGCCATTCCCGAAACACCCGAGGCAAAGGTTTTCAAGGAATTACAACTTACACGCTATTGCTGCCGAAAAACACTTTTGACACATGTTGACTTGATTGAGAAAATATAGCGGCAGTATAGAATAGAGAATGCAATTGTTAATGCCGAGTTTAGCAATGTTATTGATTGGTGTAGCGGTTACCTTTTTCATTTTACCGAATTTCGCACCTATTATACTTGTAGCGGGTGGTGCTGCCGTTATGGTTATCGCAATGTACATAAACTGGTATCAATTCGGCGCGATGGAATACGAACGTGCTACTTGGATGTACAATCTTCGTAAATATTCGTCATACGTTTTGATTGCGGGTATTCTATTAGGCGCGTATGGATTCTATGCGATGAATAAAGTTGGAGAGGCAGCGCCTATGAGCATCGTCGCGCCGATGGCATCGCCTGCTCTTCCAGCTATGACACTTCCAACTGTCGGTGGTGGAATGAGATCTATGATGGATACAGCGTCGTCTCGTATTCAAGAATTACTTCGTAAGGGTCGGATTTCTTTGGATTAGATTAAGGGGGTATCCTCATTTACTCCAGCCCTAGATTAGATTAGGTTGCTATCTTCGTCACTTCGTAATCGCGCCAACTATACGAACGAGTATTATAAACAGACATTTAATTCTTGTTTATAATATGTCAATGATAAAGGGATATCCGCTGAAACTTTATAACTCGCCTCGATAAGGATGACAACGGTTGCGGCTATACAATCCAAACTAAAAGAGTTTGATACAAAAGCCCGTAAAGCCAAGGATACCGACAGTATGAGTTCCGCGTGGAAATCTGTATTCGGTGACGATATGTCAGATGATGCAAGGGATAGTTTCTTACGCTATTATAGGGATATGACGAAAACCGTGAAACAGCGTGGTGGTATGGCGCCTTTGAATTATCAAATGACTCCCGGTGCATATGTAAAGACATTCGCTGAGTTTCCTACCGAAGCGGCTACGGACGCGGCATCTATACGCAATATGGACGTTTATTTCACACCCGGAGTCACGAAGTCGTGTGGTATAGAAGATTCAACTCCTATTGTGCCAGTAAGTATAGGAACGAATCAGGTCGGTGGGTCGCGTTTTGAAATACCTGTAAAGAATAGAAAGATGGCAACTCTGCGTAAGAATCGTAAAGGCAAAAAGGCATCGCGTGCCTCCCGTAATTCCCGCAAATCGCGCCGTATGACATACCGTAGAAAGCAACGTGGAGGTAATCTTTTAGCCTCTCTCCTATCGCGACCGGTATTATCTACGGCACCTCCCGGAATGCTGAGTACGGCAAGCAATTCGTGGCAAGGTGTAGCACCCGCGCCCTCAAGTAACCCTGTCAACGCCAATTGGACATACAATACAACAGGTAGAGAAATGCTTTTTAACCCTCAAAGTATTGCACGTATTGGGGACGGAATGGATAAACTAGCGAACCCACCGGTGTGGAATACAATGACGTAATAGCAAATGTATGATGTAAAGATAACCGATAATCCCATTCTCAGTTATTTTTGACAGGAAATATAGCATCGGCTCGGTCTAAGAATTCAAAAGGTCTATAGTCCATAACAGAGAGTATGTCTGCCGACGAGTTCCATGTGGAGTCCGCAGAATCACCAGAATCCCTACAATTCAGTTTAGCGGACCATGCTCCTGCAGTATTACGAAACTACTTTGATATGTTCCCGAATACCTTCTTGACCCGTCATCATATGGACTCCTATGAAACGTTCATCTTTCGTGAACTACCAGATATTATTCTTTCCGAAAATCCATTGACGGTTCTTAAAGAACCGTTAGATACAAAAACAGGAATCTACAAATACAAAACGGAAATATTTATTGGCGGCGTCGTTGAGAATGCTTCCGACCTCGCGATTGATATCGGTCCGCCAATTATTACACTCGATAATGGGCGTACTGTACGTCGTATGTTTCCGAATGAAGCGCGTCTGCGCGATTTGACATACGCTGCGACGTTTCAAGCCGATATTCTTGTACGTATTACCTATACAACGCCGAATGAAGGTGCGGCGGCAACCGCAGCACAGGAACCGTGGAAATCCCAGGTCCGTGATATACTCTTTGAAAAATACCCACTCTTCAAAATCCCGATTCTACTACGTTCCAAATTATGCGCAACACATAATGCGAATAGCGCATTATTATATGAAATAGGGGAATGTCGTAATGACCACGGTGGGTATTTCATTATTGACGGAGCAGAAAAAGTCCTAATAACGCGACAAGAACAAGCCTTCAATTCTATCTACGTCGCGGTAAAACCCAAACACGATTTAAAAATCAATACGTACGCATCCGTTATTTGCCAGAATCCCGTCACAAAACAGACTCGCCGTGTTGCTTTATTCCGCTTACATGAAAATAGCGACCAAGGTATCGAAGAGGGTGTGTTGCGTATAAGTATTCCACTTGTAAAAGGCACACTTCCTGTATTCGCGGTGTTTCGTGCATTAGGGGTCGTAAGTGACGAAGAAATCGTACGTATGATATTACCCGATACATCTGCTCCTCTAACAAAAACGATGGAATCTACGCTCATCGCAAGTATTCACGATGCGCACAGAATCCAAACACCCGTTCAAGCAATTGAATTCATTCGTACGTTCACGAAAGGCTTTATTGTTGCGAATGTTCTGGATATCTTACATACTCATCTATTTAGTCATGTACCGGATCGCCCTCTTGCACGGGCACAGTATCTTGCCGAAATTATTCGTAAGATGATTCGGGTTGAAATGGGTTTAGAGCCTTCTACCAACCGCGACGATATTCGCAATCAACGACTTCTTCCAACCGGTACGCTCATTCGCGGTCTTTTTTCCGAAGCGTGGAAACTCTGGAAAAAAACCGTACGTCTAGCGGTTGATAAACAGTACAACTACAACAAATCATTGTATCAAGATGAGAATTTCTTGACTATTTTTGGAGCAGGAAATATTAATAGTATTTTATCGTCTAAGGAATTGAATGATTCTATTATGCGTGGCTTTCGTGGAAAATGGGGAACGAATGAATATACAATTAAAACGGGTGTTATTCAACCCCTAGCGCGTATTTCGTACATGGATGCGATGAGTCATACACGCCGTGTTGTCAGTGATTTTGATACCTCTATGAAACTTACAGGACCACGTTCGCTTCATACAAGTCAAGTCGGTTATTTTTGTACGAGTGAAACACCGACGGGTGCCCATATCGGCGCTACGAAAAACCTGAGTATTCTTACAATTGTCAGTATCGGTACTTCGTTTTTCCGACTCATGGACTGGTTATTTGCGCGCGGTGGTGTCGTAGACGTCGCATCCGCGCCGACTGCACTGGCTGCAACCGCGACATCCGTCCAAATCAACGGCGGTACAATCGGTTTTACAACACAACCAGATGTACTCGCACGTATTTTGAAACTTATGAAATGGACGGCGTGCTTACCACCCACTGCGTCTATAAGTTTCAATACGAGTGATAATATTTTACGTATTTTTATGGATGATGGTCGCCCATTAAGACCTCTATGGCATTTAGAAGGTGGTATCGGTATTGATAAATGGTCGTCGGTTATGCGCACATTCCACGAATCGGGTGGTCGCAGCGGATTACCGGTATGGCGGGATCTTGTATGCGGTACATTTCCTGCTACGGCTACGTTCGGAATTACGAGCCCTGAATTCGTCGACCCTCTCGCGGATAAAGTACAGCCAACACTTATGGAGTATGATACGCTTCTTGCGCCGTATTGCGGTGCGATTGAGTACGTCGACCCGTATGAGGGTAACGAGGCGTATATAAGTTGGTGGGGTGGCGTTGCGAGTCTGTCATCGGAACATACGCACGCGGAAATACATCCAAGCGCGCTCATGGGACTTCTTGCGTCTATGATTCCGTTTTCCAATCATAACCAATCGCCGCGTAACCAGCTGAGTTGCGCACAATCCAAACAATCTATCGGTTATTACGCTACGAATTTTGAGAATCGCTTTGATACGTATGGCAGTATGCTTTCATACGGTGAAGGACCGTTGTGTCGTACAATCGTATATGATGCTGTAGGAGGTGGTGCGATGCCCTACGGCGCAAATATTATTTTTGCGATAAATTCGTTTAATGGATACAATCAGGATGACGGTATTTTATTTAATCGCAGCAGTATTGAACGTGGATTATTCCGGTCACTTGCGTTACGGTCTTATACAACAGTGGAAGAGGAAGACCCTATAACAAAAGCACTGTACAGAATTGGAAATCCCCGCAATGTGCTCGCATGGACGGATTTACAACCAGGAAATGATTATTCGCAACTCGATGAAAACGGTATTATTCGCGAAGGTGTAGCGATACACGAAAAGACTGTGCTTGTTGGTCGCTATCTACGGAATGTTGAAAACGGACATATTTCAGATGCATCACTGACACCGACCGTTTTTACCAAAGGACGTGTTGATAAAGTCGTTGTACTTCATCAGGCGAATGGGTTTCGGTTAGTACGTGTGCGGATTTTAGAAGAGCGGGTACCGGAACTAGGTGATAAATTCTGTCTTACACCGGATCACGAAGTTCTTACCGGAAATCGCGGTTGGGTCGGTATTGCTGATATTGAACTGACTGATGCAGTATGCTGTTTGAAACCAAGCGATAATAGTATGTATTATACAAAGCCGGTAAATAAAGTTACATTTGAGTGTGAAAATGAGCCGATGTACAACCTGGATTCCCAACACGTTCAATTGATGACAACACAAAATCATAAAATGTGGGTGCAGCGATGCGGAAGGGACGAATATGAATTGTTAGACGCAAAGGAGACTTATGGAAAACGGGTTCGTTACATGAAGGATGGTATCAATATGAATATGAATTTTCCTATGGAGAATAGTCTAGAAGACAATCAATATCGAAATATACCTGATTGGGTTTTTACTCTCAGTCAATCGCAAGCACGTATGGTATTAGACGCGATTTTAAAAGAATCGCAAAACGATATTTATACAACAGATTCAAAGGTATTATGTGACGATTTACAACGCTTAAGCTTACACGCAGGTTATTCGGCAAATATACATAGACCGAAAGCAGAAGAAACACAATGGGTTGTTCATGTTTTTCGTTTCTCAAATCGCCCAATGGTATGCGAAGAGAATGAATCAATTGTAGGATATACAGGAAGTGTACATTGTATTGAAGTCCCTGAACACATATTTTATGTACGTCGTAACGGTGTTCCAGTATGGACGGGTAATTCAAGCAGACACGGTCAAAAAGGTACTATTGGAATGCTCCTAGACGCGCAAGATATGCCTCGTACCGCCGATGGTATGGTACCGGATGTTATGGTCAATCCCCATTGTATTCCCAGTCGCATGACGATTGCGCAACTCTTAGAACAGGTTTTTGGAAAATTAGGAGCACATATCGGTGCAAAGATGAACGCAACGCCGTTCATGAACGACCAGCAGTCTTATACCGCAATTGCTGATGCGTTAGAATCGATAGGTATTCAACGGGACGGTGAAGAAATTCTTTATAGTGGTATGACTGGAAAGATGTTTTCATCATCTATTTTTATGGGTCCGTTGTATTTTATGAGAATCAAACATCTTGTACAAGATAAATTAAATTCGCGTGCTTCGGGTCGTAAAGAGATGCTTACGCATCAACCGACGGGTGGTCGTGGAAATGAAGGCGGTATGCGTATCGGTGAAATGGAACGCGATTCATTAATCGCCCACGGTATTTCGGAATTCTTACAGGAATCTATGATGCGTCGTTCGGATGGTACATCCTTTATAATCTGTAACGGATGCGGAACTGTACCCATTTACAACGAACCGCATAAACTCTACGTTTGCGCACTCTGCGATGGACCACTTACGTTTCAAGGAACGACACCAGATACACTTGGACTCGTATTACCGGTACGAAAATCCCGCGCGACATTTAGCCGTATAGAAATACCGTACGCGTTGAAACTATGTGACCAAGAATTGACGACGTATATGAATGCGGGCTACCGATTTTTAACCGAAAAATCACCGCGACATTTCCGAGAACCCAATGAATCCACATTCATTGAAGTGGTAGAAGCACAGATGATTCAAGATGTGAAGGATGAAGAACCGATAGTCAAGGTTGCTGCGGGGAAAGCAGATAAGGCAGATAAGGGAGACAAGGCAGTAAAGGAATACAAAGATGACGAAGATGCGCCTGAAGATAACGTCGATGAAGGGCAACCTGCCCGTAACGAAGTAGATAAGGCACCGGAATACCCACCTGGAACTGTATTTGTAGAATTTAGCGCTTCCAATAAGGAATACAAAGAATTTACAACGTATTTTCCGGTTGATTTAAAAATAGACGGTAAAGTCTATCCGACAGCGGAACATTATTTCCAGGCTATGAAATTTCCGGACGATGCGGAACTTCAGGAACGGATACGAACTACGAAGAAACCGGCGGAAGTAAAACGTATTGCGAAATCTATGGAACTCAATCAACGTAAAGATTGGATTACATATCGCGATGAGGTTATGTATGGGGTACTCAAAGAGAAGTTTTCGGAAACTCATCCGACACTCAGGGCGAAATTATTATCTACAGGAAATGCGGTTTTACGCGATGCGTCACCACAAGATAACTATTGGGGTATTGGGCGGTCGAAACGCGGTAAGAATCGGTTAGGTTTGCTACTTATGAAGATTCGCGACGAGATTGCGGCACCTGTTATAAGCGCATCGCCTTTGGATGCGATGATGACAACGGAGGCTGTAGAAACGAAGACTGCTGCGGATGCTGCGACTGCTACTGCGACCGCTACTGCTGCTGCTGCTGCTGCTGCTGCTGCTGCTGCTGCCGCGCAAGCACAGCAACCTATTACTGTGAATATCGAAGGTTTACTACCTTCGATGCCTTCTACTGGTACTGCGACTGGAACTCCTGTGACTGCTGTCGTTCCTGTGACGGATGGTGCACCAATCAACGCAGATAGTGCGAATTTTTCAGTTGGTCCAGCAACAAGTGCAGCACCAAGCACAACAGTCGCTGTACCTTTAGCAGAGTCCACAGCGACTCTTCCTATAAGAGCAGTCACAGGAACGACAGGAGTCACAGGAGTCGTTCCTGTCGCTCCTGTCGTTCCTGTTGTTCCTGTCGCAGCAGACGTAGCAGCAGCAACAGCAGCAACAGGAGCAACCGCAGCAACCGCAGCAGTAGCAGTACCTGGCGCACCCTACACACCCTCCGCAAATCCACCTGTTTTACAAATCACAGAAATAAATGCCAAAGATACAATACCGGAATCAGAGTTTAAGACTATTACATTCACAGCGCCTTTGCCATCAAAGAAGTAGTTACGGTGCGTTCGAAGATAAAAATTGACTCTATGTTTAAAACGTAGAATCCATTTAGTAAATAGAATGGACTCCGAAACTTTGGATTTTATCATTCGCGGGCGTACTACGATTCTTGAAATACTGGAGTCTCGTGGTTACAATGTAGATACCTACAAAGGTATGAGTCCCGAATCGATTATGAAATTCGCAACGACCAATGTAAATCTTCTAACTATAAAATCAACACGAGAAAGTGATGGTATGAAAGTAACGGTATTGTATTGGGTGAGCGGTGCGATACGTCTGAAACTTGACGCAGAATGTGAGAAACTGTATAAAGATAGCGAACTTGACCCGGCGACAGATGAAGTTATTATTCTACTTAGCGAACCATTCCACGACGCGTTTCATGTTCAATCGGTAAAACGATGGACAAATTTTAAAGCCCGTGTATCATTCTTTCAAATAAAAAATCTTATTAGTAACCCGGCGAAGCATATCTTTGTACCACCGCACCGAAAACTCAGTCCCGAAGAAATGACCTCTGTGATTCATAGTCTTCATATGAAATCCAAGAGTGAATTTCCCCATATTAAATATCATATCGACATGCAAGCGCGCATACTTGGACTCATTCCAGGTGATGTCGTAGAAATACGTCGTCCATCGGAAACCGCAGGTGAATACACAGCATACAGGGTATGTGTATTGTAATCGCTACATGATTGCGCAGTAGAAGGCGTTATGCGGTCCGTTTTGTTTCTAACGGTTCAATAGAATGTGGAGTCCCGATATTGAATCTACGTATAGAATGCAGGTCTCAATGGCTGCGAAGCAAGCGACGGATAATTTTTCGGTCGTCGTAGATCGCACACCTGCGGCTGTCATGAATATGCCAGGTGCGCAACAACAGATTACCACATCCAAACAGTATATTGAACAATCGGTTCAGACCGTAGCAAGAACAATCAATGAAGTCGTAGGACGTATCGATGAAATGGTGAGAAGTAAAGCAAATGTGCGTAACGATATTGATGCTAAGAGACAAGAGGTTGAACAAGTGAAGAAGGATGTGTTAGAAGCACAGGGAATTAATACAATACGAAAGGAGCAAGCGGAAGCATTAAAGACTAAATACGGAAGCAGTTATCATACATCGTGGTTAGGCTTATGGCGACCACTGTCCGACCAATCTATTACGGGACTTATGATTGCGTCCGCGCTATTTATTCTTATCACAATCATAACTGTGTTTTTTTACTTTCAAACATTCCAGATATCAAACCCATTTAAGACATCAAGTGCATTAGGTGCATCAGGTGCATTCCCGGTCCAATCAGGAGCCGATGTAAACTTTCGTAATTTCACAGGCGGATTCTTCAAAAGAAAATAAATAGGGTTTTAACAGAGAGTATCCGATGGCGAACCAGTATGTGACGAACATTCCTAAAAAGGGATTAAACAATGTATGCAACCCACCTGCGCGTTTCTATTCGGATGCGGATTTAATGAAGGTATTTGCAAAAGGTGTAGCGAGCGATAGTCTTATTCCCGATTCAAGGTCAGGACGTATCCCGGTGGCACAACTCCACTCGCACATTGAAAACTTAGAAGGTACTGGTATTTTGAAAAAGCGCCCGACTCAAGAAGTTGCTCAAACAATGGAAACCGATGTTGATAAATTAATCGCACAGGATGTTGAACTTTTCAAAAGAATCAACGAGGAATATTGCTTTTATGAACAGCGATACAAATATGCTCTCCGGATGTTTCTTGAACGAGCAACTAGCCGCAGCACTAGTGATAATTTCGCCGCTCAAGCACTCTTAAAAAATACGAAAGTATTGAATATTCGTCTTAATTCCGTACTGGAGGTCATGAATTATTTAGCACAGTCCCGTGTTGAGGTTACGAATGCGAATAAGGACCAGATTAACAAGTACAATAAGCATATCAACGATAAGTACCAAAAAGCCAACAATATGTACAATTTACTCAAACAGGATAACGCGATTATCCAAACCCAACGGGAAATGGTGCGTTATACAGAAGAGAAGAATAATTATACAACAAACCAAATCGCGGTCTGGGCAGCACTCAATATCGTAGCACTCGGAACTATATTTTATGTTTATAGAAGTTAAATTCCCGGACTACTTGCTTCCCTACAATTTAGCCCATTTGTATATCTTATTATAAACCGTTCATTGAATATTTGACGATAAAATGTTTTTAGCGTCAAACTTATTAAACCGCCGGAATAGATAGGATGGGACAATCGCAGAGTACTTTTGCGGAATTGGCAACCATGATGCAACACTTGGAGCGCTTACAGTATTCGCAGGAATTACAGAAAAATCCTGCGCAATACAATCAATTCGTCAATTCGCGTATTGATGAAATGACGGATGAAGTTTTTAATCGTAAGCGTACTGCGTTTCAGAAGGCGCATATTGATTTAGGACGTTATATGGATATGGACCATAATGCGGGTTATTATAAGACCCGGTCAAAGGATGTTGTTACGCTGACGGATTTGTTACAAGCCCAAAATGCAAAACTCTTATCGAACGTAGAACACGATAAATCGCTCAGTAAGCGTCAATTTGAAATCAACGACTGGTATAATTACAATAAGCTCGAAACCCTATTCTTCTTACAAGTATTCTTCATCTCGGCGCTTGCTATGGCTGTTATTATTTACCTCAATAAAAACGGTACAATTACAAATTCCTTATCCGGACTCTTGACGGGACTACTTGTAATCATTGTTTCGATGTTAGGTATTTATCGTTATTACTACACGAATCGTGTTCGTGATACCCGGTTATGGAATCGTCGCTATTTCGGTAAAGCCGTACCACCGAAACCCGCTGCGAAATGCGATAAGAGCGGTAATGTTACGCTCGATCTCAACGATTTCATACCGAAAGAAGTGACACAGTGTGCTGATAAAGAGGCGGGGCGCTTCAGTGAATGGCAGGATAATCTTGAGAAGGAGATGCTCAATTATCAACAGACAGGAGCAGACCCGGCGCCTGGTACTGGTAGCTTATTGTGTGGTGGTACAGGTAAGTAAAAGCAGATAGTTGTGCACCATGTGAAGCGCCTGCGCAGCCCAAGGAAACGTATAAAACTAGATTAGTATCATTAACATATTATAAATATAAATTACATTTATGTTTACAATACTAATTTTATTGTTATTTCAAAAAGTGATAATTGGAGTTATCCAACCCTAGTATGAAGTGTTATAAATTCACAGTCCATTATAAGAATGGGAAATAGTGCGTCAGCACCGGATATAAATGCGATAATAAGAAACTCCCAAAGGGCGCAGCAACCGGCACCACCCGCGCCACTTACAGGACCTGCATTGTGCGCTGTAAGAGGCGTTGAATTAAATACTTTACATCGTGATGTACAGAAGAAACAAGAGGAAGTCGATACTTGTAATCCTGTAGAAGCACAAGAACGAAAAACAAAAACAGCGGTTGATGAAAATACACAGTATGTAGCAAAACAACGTAGCGAATTGGAAGGGAATCTGCTACAATTTAATAAACAGATAACCCTAGCGAATCAAGTCCATGTCGCAATGGAACCGTTAGACCAGTACTTAGAAAGTCTCAAGCAAGAACTAGGAAATCTTCGTAGTGAAAACGACGGGTTAGAACGTAGCGAACGCGCAAACCGTCGTCGGTTTATGGATAATGACCCGCAATCCGGTGTTGGTGGTATTCCTGCGATTCGTACAAGTGATGATAAGGTTTTAATCGCATTTTGGATAACGTACGGTATCGCACTCATTGCGGTATGTATAGTTCTAACAAAGATGTTTGAAGCACAGATAGGCGGTACGAGTCAAAAGATGGGACTAGGTGCCCTCGTCTTATTCGTTGCCTATGGTATTGCTTATTATTGTATTGCGTATTATGGATAAAAACTCCGAAAAAAATTGAAAGATAATAACACGACACTGCTCCTCTGTACTGTCGTGTTATTGCCATTACCTTTCCTACATTTCCTACATTTCCTACATTTCCTGCCCACTTCCTTTCAGCAAAATGAACTTCGCGAGTGTCTGGTTTCTTCGTGACGATCCTGTACCAGAGAATATTCTACCTCCAGGCTTTCCTTTGAACGCAGGAGAGCAACTCTTAGATCTAGAGAAGCCTATTGAAGGCTTTCACCTTCATTTACCCTTTCCTAAATACGCAAGAATGTATGAAACGCGCGAGTTCTTCGGTGGTACGGTTTTCAATATGTTGAAGTTGATTTACAACTTCTACCAGGAGCCCGTTACTGTGTCTGAGTTACTCACAATTGCGGAAACTGCCGTCGATATTGATGAGCGCTACATGCTACAGCAAAAGTACAACATAATTCTTCGCGGCGGTGTAATCAAGCGACTTGAACTTGATTACACTGATAGTGCAGCGTTCGGTGGTATTCAGCAGGGCGTTTTACAGATTCTTATGTAAACCTTGGAAATTTGCGAATCTGAAATAAATTCTATAAATCTAAAAAATCCTTAAAAATCCTAAAATCTAAAAATCTAAAAATAATTCAAAAACTTTTTGTAAAACTTGTGAACTTTTTTTTTGCAAATATTTCATGAAATTACAAAAATCCATGAAATATTTAGAAAACTTTCCATAAATTAGACCGCCAGTCTTTCGCCAACGTGTCATATAAAATGTTGGCAGTTTCACTCGGCTTCGCTTCGCAAACTGCTCATTTTAAATGGCACTCGGTCTAAAAACGGATATCGCCCCTCTTTCGCACTAAGGGGATATCTCCCCCCTTTGACCCCCTGCGAGGAAATCCATGAATATAGATTAGTATCATTAACATTGTATAAACATAAATTACATTTCTGTTTATGATACTAATTAATCATATAGTATTAATTGGAGCTATCCAGCCCTATTTCGCACTACGTAACTTCGCAGCACTTCGCAGCACTTCGCAGCACTT